TACATAACAAACTTTTATTTTACATTTGGATATTAAAGGATTTATTCTCACTATGTCTAAAAATTCAATAGTATTTGGAATCGCAACACTGGTATGCATTACTTTTCACTCCTTATCCTAATGATTCTCTATTTGCAAGAGTTTTATCAGATTTTTCATCATCCGGCAACTCTTTTCTTCCCGGAGATTTTTCATCTTCTACAATATTTTGATTATTATTTTGATTACCTTTTCCAATTTTGTCCTTGTTTTCTTTTGACGCTGACATAGTTGAACTCATTTGTGCCGGCACCATAATTTTAGAAATATTAAGTATTTCATTTTCAAAAGTTAATTCAGATAAAATTTCTGTTTGACTATGACCAAGAGAAAGTTGAGGTAACAATTTTGAATATCCTAATTGAACTTGTTCTTTATATAATTTAGACAAATCTTTATAGTTATAAATTGTTGTTTCAAGAATTTTAATTCTATAAATTATTTCTTCAGAATTAAAGCTATCCAAGCAACCATTAATAAAAGTTTCATATTGCCATAACAAACTTTTCATTATAGCTTCATCATCAGCAATAGATTTTTCAAGGGCAATATTTCCTTCTGTATTAAATAAATTCTTTGAAAAACCAAGTTGATCATATACTGCTCTTTCAACTTTTGTAAGCGAATCCGCATTCGCAGTTGCAGTTGTAGTTGTATCCATATCTTCCACTTTTATATCAGCAAAAGTTGTAAGAACGTCAACTCCAAGAATTCCACCCAACATTGCTACTGCATTGGCATGTAAATCTTTAGCTTCTTCAACATCAAATACAAGTTCACCATTTTTATCTAATGGAAGTTTTTGGATTAAAACTTTCATTAATTGTTGTAACATTTTTTTTCTATCAATTTCTTTTGCTTCATCCAAATCTAATATTGCAGGTATGGCATCTACTAGGAATGGAGTATCACTATTATTAAGATTAAACTTAACTGCATAGTCCGGATTAAGTAAATACCAGCTATTTTCTTCTCCTATGTTTTCTGGTGGCAATAGTCCCTGCTTATACATTTTATAACCAACTCTAAATTCTTTTGGAAAAATACTTAAAATTCGTTCTCTATAAGCGGAACTTCTAAAGTTATCATCAAAAAATTTCATATTAAATTCTACTGCTGGTACTCCGTTTACATAATATTTAGAGCGACAATATTTTGCAGGCAAATCTTGTAAAATAATTTGGTCTTTGCTATCAATTTTATATCCATAATAGCTTCCATGCTTTATAATTTCTAAAGCTATTGCACTAAACTTATGTTTTAGATTAGAGCTATCTAAATAATCTAATACCTCATAAAATTGTTTAAGAATTTCTTCTTTATTCTTTTTCTTGTTTTTTGTTTTAGGGTATACATAGTAATCATATCGATATAAAAAAGCAATATATTCACAAGCTCTTTTATATATACCGCTAATATCAAAATAAAAATCTGAAATTTCTCTTAAAGTTTCAATATTTTTATTCTGAATTGCCTCTAAGATAGTTTCTTTTTTTGTATAATCTGTTTGCAGTTGATTTAATGCAGTTTTAAGGTTAACGGATACATCATCTACATGATTACTATTTTTTCCATTTCCTATTCTTACCTTGGTGTAATCAAGAACTCCGCTTTTTCCCAGAGTCGCGCTATCCTTACCAAACTTAAACCCTTGTTCATGGATGTAGTTTTGTCTTTCCAGTTTCGTCATAAGTTTCTTATTCATCCATACACCTCCTCTATTTAATATCCTGCTTTATGCATAATATAATCATATGAGATTAAATTTTCTTCAGTATAAGGGATTTCTATTAACTTAATATTATTTAAAGCACAAAATCTACGCTTTTTATTGTCATTGCTTTGCTGTTGATAAAATCCTCTTTGACCCCCATATTTACTAACTGGTTGATAATGTTGTTTCCCTTGATATTCTATTAAAAAATCTACATTTCCATCGTCGTCAAAAATACAGAAGTCAAATCTAAGAGCCCTTCCATTTTCACTTGTTAAACCCTTAAAAGTATATTCTTCTTTAAAATTCATATCATACATTTGTAATATTTCACTAATTTTTATTTCTCCTCTAGATGCTTTCATTATATTCTGCCTCCTTAATTCATTAAAAGAAAATCCTTAACATTAAATCTTTTTTTCTTTTTATGTGATTCTTCTTCTTGTTTTATCCAATATAATCCATATTCAAAAGCAGAAAATTTATCCTTTGGTATACTTTTATTAACTTGCTTTAAAATAATATTAATACCTTCATTTTCCTCTCGAAGATTTGCCATCTCTTCTTTTAAAATGGAAGTTAAGGTGAATGGTCTTAAATATTTTGCCCTCTCTTCCGCAGTCATATTTTGACCTATTTTTGTTCCTAAAAGTTTATTTTTTGCAACTCTTTCATCAATTAACAGTTTAACTTTTCCAGAAGTGAGCTGTGTTTGAACGTTGGTATGTGCTTCAGTATTTATAGCGGGTGTAGCCTTTAACGCATAAATCGCATCATATTCAGTATATGCGGTTCTGTATTTCTTGTAGTAGCCATCTGGATCGTTAGAGACTCCAAAATCTGGCAAAGTCTCTTTTGTATCTGGGTCAATTTGAGATTTAACCATATAGTCAAGCAGTCCTATACCAAGACCGTTCGCATCCATTACAATTTGCTTTGCTTTATACTTATAATATGCTTTTTTAATAGCAATGGCTTGGTCTTCAAAATGTTCATCTGTTAATGTGTAAATATTTACTAAGGTCTTTATTGCCGCACCCTGAGGCTGAGGAGTAACCTTAAATACGCAAATAACAGTATCACAACCTTTTCTTCCAACATCGACTGATAATACATAATAAGCATTTTTTGCACTTCTACCAGAATATTCATATTCTGGTTGTAATAGTTTTCTATTTCTATCAAATATTTCCGTTCTAAAGAAAGCATCTTCCGATGTTCCGCTCCAAATTGACTCATATTCTCTTTCAAAAGAGCTTTCATTAAAAGTTCCGTCTTGTTTTAATTGTTTAATAAAATCTCTATCTTGTAGACCCATAACAACAGGAAGTCGCCATGTTCCACCCATAACGATAGAGTTCTCTGGATTAACAATTTCCCAAATGAGGAACTGTATTAGTTTATTGTAAGCAAAAGTATTTTTGTAGCCCGCGGTAGTAATCATACATTGGCTCTTATTTAATTTTTCTTCTTTGTGGGAAGTTCCATCGGGTAAAAGTCTAGAAATGTTTGTTATTGGAATAAGAACTTCAGAAAGCATTTTTCCATCTATACCTACACACTCTTCTCCAACAAAACCATGTCTACGCTTACCTCTACTTTTCTCATTTGCCGCAATATTATCAAAGTAAGAACCGTTCTTAAATACAACTTTAACATAATCTTTACCCATTACGGTTTTACCTCGTCTATAATCTATTTCTCTTTCAAAAGCTGGCATAAGTTGACAAATTTCTTGTACTTTATCTTTTATAATTCCCGCACTTTGTTCTTTACCTCCAGATGTAACAAAAAGTTTAGCATGAGGATAAAGAATACATTTTATCATTAGTGTTAACATAGCTAAGAATGATTTAGAGTAAGCTCTTGGAAAAACCCCATAAAAATATTTATGTCTTGCTACTCCTCTTAAAAACACTCTTTGATAATAATACAACTTAAATGTTGTCTTTTGAGCCATAAAATCTATAAAAAGATCTGGATAACTACGCCAAAAGGCAATATAATCTCTTGCCACTGGAACCATGGCAAGCACTCTTTCTTCTGATAAACCAACTTTAATATTGTTATTTGAAAGGTTTAGTAAATCCGCTAATGCCATTAAAGATCACTCCTTAAATCTTTTTCTATTTCAGATTCAAGAAACTCTTGTTGTTCAAGATAATCTTCTTCATAGGTATCTAAATCTCTTTGAATTTCTTCTTCTATACTTTCTATGGAATCATCATCGACATCAAGCATATCTTCTTTTTCATCTTCAGCTTTCATGGCTTTAAGCGCGGATTCAATTAAATCTCCGAGACCTTGTTCTTTTTCAACAAGATTTCTGGTATAGATTTTTAAATCTCTTAATGTCTCATCAACCTTATCATTTATCATATCTGCTTGATAATACTCTGGAATGAAACCACCCTCTCTTTCACATAAGAGAGCAAGCTCACCAACAGAGTCAATAGCTTCTCCATTATCCTCTTTATTTTGTGCGGCAGTAAACTTACCACTTTTCATAAGAGTATCATACATTGCTACAGCCTTTTTTGCTCCTTCCATATCCCCTATGTCCATAAGTGCATTGGCTTTAAGAGAGGCTTTACAAGCTAATTTTAAAGTATCTTTATGACCAGCTAATTGAATATCATAAGATTGTTCCATATCATTATATAATTGCTCTAATTTAACCCATTCACTTGGTCTATATTTTCCCCATTTTAACATTAGCATTTTTTTATCATCTTCAGTTAAATCTTCTAAAATCAAGAGATCAGCATCATCATAATCTTGTGTAGGGTCATATGGTTGCGGTTCTCCTACTGTTTTTGGTGCTCCACTCAACATGTTTTTTGCTTTTTTTTCTGCATCTGTTTCGTTCCAGTCGGGTGCTGCATC